GCTCGATGTTTCGGGTGTCCTCTCTTTTTCTTCTCCTTCCCTCCTCCGTGTGCCTGTTCTGTTGATCAGGTACATGGAGGGCTTTAAGCATTAATCACCGGTCAATAACAGGCCCTTCCCGTCTTGGTCTAGCAGACGTGCCTATTCGTTTGCTGTGAGGTTGGGTTGTGGTGTTACAGCCGCACATCCTTATCCAGCTGGTTTCTTTAAATGTGACCGGGCGTGTTGGTGCCCATCAGTGCTTCAGACCATAGTCCACGGCTGTACTACACAATGATACGTGGGAGAACCCTCGAGAGTAGTCGTTTCCGATCCTTGGTGATCGAGATCGGAACCAGATGGGCTCCTATTCTTACTTCAACTACATCCTCGCACATGAGTGATTCGATGCTATCTATGGGTGTCGGGCTGTTGATTATCAGATAACACAGGTAGGCAGAGAGCGCATAGCTCCACTGTTCGTAACTGAATCTATGATCGAATGGACCTATTGATTGATCAACCATCCTCCATATCTCCTCTAACTCCATCTCAGCACCATCTGCATCGAGGGGGGCGTAAGGTCCGAAGATTAAACTTTCAAGGTATCCAACCCCCCCTCCCGGGACCAGGTCGTGTGTAAGCTGAGTTGTAACATCGTTGATCGGGATGGTGTCTGTGCAAACACAAGGGGCAATGACCACAGGGAGGGTCAGTAAGACATGAACCCACGCTTCACAAAGACCGCCGGTACAATGTATTACCCCGCTTCCTTGTGTGTTATAAGAGAAGGACAGAGATGCACAGAGCTCCTGGAAACACAAGACTGAACCTATCCACCTGATCCAGGTGTCAGTGACCTGCCAGAGTCTGGCAATCGACTGAAGAAGCGTTAAGACATCGTCCCTTGAGTGGAGGGGAATATCCACGATAAGAACTCCACCAGTAGAACAGTTCTTCTTTATAGCCTCAATTGTCTCTTGGTGTCTGATGTCCCCCTGTGCTAGAGGCCCTGGCGGTAACCTAGTGAATCGTGACCGTCCGTCCAAGGGTGCAATACAAGGTGGGTAGACGGGGATATCTAGGTTGTAGGCTTCAGACAGATCTGCCCCAAGATCCAGTCCAATAATCCACGGGCATCCAGCCGCGAGCAGAACAGCTGGGCCACCGCCTAAACCGCACCCAGCTACCACACAGACCCGGTTGCAGACATAGGGAATCAGGTATGTATAACTGTATCCGACCGATGAGTCCCCTCCTCTAAAGCGTCCTCGTAGCCGAGATACTGCAAAACAGTTCAGGGATAAGTTGTCAGCCTTTTGGTTCCATTCAGGTCGAGCGAGGGCTTTTCCGTTAACACAAGTCCTCCAGCTGTCTGGTTGGTAGATACTGCTGAGCTGTGGTATATCTGTGCGAACCGGAGTCTCTAGTATCAACTTCGCGACATTAATCACCCCCCGAGCGGATCTGATCACCTCGACCGCAGGCGTCATATATTGAAAGAACCGCACCCCGTGAATGACCTGTCGGAGATAAGTCGACATGCCGAAGTAATTAGAGGTCTCACTCCAGTTTGCTAAGAAGTGATGGAATCTGTAAAGAGCGCTTAGTTTTCCTGATTGATCAAATTCACGTCGCATCATCTGAGGCAAAATCTGGTTAGATATCTTCATTGCGTGCGACCAGGGGAGACCGTGGAAGTAATACTGCCTGATTAAATGGATCCTAAGTGAGCCAATAACCTCTCGCACCAGTATTCCAGATGGTTCGTCAGAGAATAAGAATGTAGGGTACAAGTAGAGAGGGGATTGCTCTGTAGTTATCATTGATATTACATTCTTCATTAGGTAAGAGGTTACTTTCCTCTGCAAGGAATGTACCCCCGACATATAGGAAACTGGGGCAACTCCTTGGAGAAGTAAGAGCAGTGGATCATCCTGGAATAGAGGCGATTGGACTAGGCTGCTAATTTTCTTTGCAACAGCTGTGCAAATAGATAAGGATCCAGGGAAGAATCTCCATCGTGGGGAACTACCACCGGACTTGAACATCAGCGAGCAGGCGCCCCTTGCAATAGCCAAAGAAGTATAGTGGAGAGTAGTGCGCAAGCCCATTCCTAGGATCTCTGGGAGGCCGAACTTGATTCTGAGATCACCAGATCCCGCGTCGGACACAACCAGTGCCGAATGTGATCGTGCTAATCCTCTGGAGACTAACCGGCATAGTGCATGGGGAGCCAATGATTGGATGTTAGTCTCTCTTGCCATCTTGGATACAAGTGATGTTTCGACAGTCGCTGCCAGAACCTCAAGATCAACGGAATCTTGATAGGCCAGGGATGACCTTTGGATTTTAGAGGGCCTCGGTATTAGATCTAGCGGAGAATACATTGTCACATCAGGAACACGTAACATTGGTATATTGTCATACCGCACTGTGACAAATACAGGTAGGTCAGTCACTTGTGTTTCCAGCTGACAACAAGCGACCACACAGACCATATCCTCTTGAACCATCCGGGGGTAGTCGTCCTCCCCTCCGATCAGCGGCACAGCTTGGTTCGTGGAGAGACAGCACTGGCTTGCGGCGGCTAGCGACCCCAACCCATGAGCCTGACGTACACCAAGTCGTGTGTTGTATCGGTGAGCTACAGTTCCTCCGTACACCTTACCAAGGTATGGCTCCGTCTTGAGAAGGTCAATATTTGCACGGGATTTTGCCACCTCTGAGATGAGGTACTTTGTGGTCACATCCAGTCCAGGCTGTACCAACACGTCAGCCAACCTTTTGATAGCCCGAGCAGGTGCAGTAGAAGTAACTATCTTATACCCATGCTCCGATCTTTTCTCCTTGGTTCTTAGACCAAGATATGGGTCGAATTTTCCCCTCTGGTGAGCGACACCTGGACCGTTTGGTCCCACTGATAGTCCTTTTACGCCTGGAAACACGTCTGGATAACTAGTGCAGCTAATACAGCCCTCGAATGGAGTATATGCTGTTACCCCGACGACGGTATTATCCCATTCTGCTTCCCAGATGCGGCGCATTTCTGTGATGTCAGCATAAATGGAGACAATCGTCGCTTCGCACCTCTGTAACTTGCTGAGTCTGCCTAACACCAACACCACCTCGGAGGCTCCGACATCCAGGATGGTTCCAACCGCATCTGGACCATCACGCCTGCGTGTAAGCTCTTGGATAGTGCGTGTTGCTGTGAACATTTTCCCAATCATCCTCTTAACCCCAGCAACTGACCATCCGAATATATCTGAAGCGATTAATGGGTTGAATGGCCGGATGTTAATCAAAGCGATACGCAAGCCATTTTCGTAGTCATCAACAGAATCAGATAGTATAACTTTGATTGCCAGATTCTTGGTAACCGACTTGACACGTTGTAAACTCTCGTTATACATTGCCATCTCGACCGTGGTATGGGACACTATGGGGAGCGAATACGGATCATCAATGAGTGCTTCAGGTTTCGGGTGTTTGTCAAACCATTCCAGCGTCTTGATCCCATATATCAGCCTCCTCGTGATAGCGGAGTGACCTTGTAAAATCTTGAGACTAGCATAGTCTTTCGATAAGGGATCAGCCCCTCCTTTGTATAAGAAGGCCACGCATGGCAAAGCTGGAAGTCCACCGAGGGACCGTGGTAAGATGCAAAGAGCATAGACCATGGATAGGGTCATTTTGCCAAGAGTTACTTTACCTATAGACTGTGCTTCTGTCGGAATAGACACCTTCCAAGAAAGTAAATAGAGCGAGAAGTGAAAGAGCCACAGTGTGTATCCGTGTAAGGGATACTTGAGATATTCAGACGCTGCCAGACATTGACTCGATAGCCCGCTAGCCATGTTGGTCACAGTCGGGTAATCGTCAGAAGCATTTGGGAAAACCCGACTGAAGGCCTTACATGAGGTATAGTACGGTACACCCTCCACATAAACGTTTTTGCTATAACTCACGGTGTTCGTAGAGACTACACATTCATCGAGCTTAGCATCCTGGCCATAGCGCTCACTAGTGGTAACCACCGCCGTCAAGATCTCATCCGCCAGGTCCTGAATAACCTTGCTCTCGTCTGGACTCACGTTCCGAGGAATATAGAAGAGAAGAATCTGGTTGTCGCCTTGCCCGATCAGGTAGTATTTATACCCATAACAAGAAACTGCTAGGTCAACCATTGGGTAGGTGCAACATGTCCAAATCTTTTGACATAATCCTTCAATGCCGGCCTTGTGGTTGCACCATAAGAGGGAAGACTCTGGTATCGGAAGGGTAGGGTCATCCTGGGATGCCTCCTTGAGTCCATCTGGACAGCATTCCTGTGTGCGGACTAACATGACACACTGAACAAAGAAGTGATGTACAACGGTGTATAGGCCCGGGATTCCACACATTTGCTCTATGGTTGAGCCTATTGGGTCCACAGTTACTGCATCCCAATGGAGGTTCCAACTTGAAAAGTCGATTACGAGGAAGAGTCGTGCATAGGTGTCATCTAGGGCAACATCTGTAACTCGGTGGAAGAGTCCTTCTATCTCATCCTTGGACAGCGTCATCGTTTGGCAGGGAAGGTAGGGGAAGACAAACTCCGACAAGTTGGCCTCAGTTGCTGTAAAGAACATTCTCATCTCGAGGACAAGCATTCCAAACATGCGTGCTGCAGTCTTGAACTCCCTTTCCTTTGGATATAGGGATACAATGAACCAATC